TATCTTCTAATTGGGAACGAGCCGATACAAGTCCCTATGAAGGTAATTTAGGTACTGGTTTAACAGAAAGTAGTGGGGTATTTACTTTTCCATCTACTGGTTGGTATTTTGCTATTTGGTCACATTATTTTTATTATAATTCTACCTCTGATTGGAATGATATGACGATTGAATTAACTAATGATTCTGGTTCTAATTGGACATCATTAGCTCATACAGAAGGGACTGCTGGTAGAGCTGGTACTAATTGGCTAAAACAAACAGAGGCTATGATAATGGATATAACTAATGTTTCAACACAAAAAATGCGTTTTAGAGTAGATGTAGATAATAATAGTGTTACTACTCAGGGAAATAGCACTAAAAAACAAACAGGCTTTGATATTTTCAGATTAGGAGATACATAATGAGATTAGACGGAAGAGCAGATCACATAGAAGATTACCTGATAACTGTTAGATCAGGACAATGGTTTGGGTGGTCTGATTCAAAGAACAAAATTTATGCAAATTTAATAGTGCATGATGGTGGTTCTAAACCAACTGAAAGTGATTGTACTAACGGATTAAAAGCGTTACAAGATGCTTGGGATTTAGAAAATGACTCTTATAAATCTCAACGTAAAGCAGAATATCCAAGTATTGAAGATCAGCTAGATACCATTTATCATAGTGGAGTAACTGGTTGGAAAACTGCAATTAAAACTATTAAAGACAAGTATCCAAAACCATGAGTGAGATCAAAGTAAATTCGATAAAAGGGGTAGCAGCATCAACGGCTGCGCTTACCATTAATAATACTGATGGAACGTGTACTGCCAACTTAAGTAATCGTCAGAATCGTAATTTAATAATCAACGGAGCTATGAACGTAGCTCAACGTGGTACGTCAGGAACAGGTTATGGCTATATTGCTGTTGACAGATTCAGAACAGGTGCTTCCCAAGTTGATGAAAACCCAACAACAGCACAAGTTGATGTTGCAAGTGGAACTACACCATATACAAACGGATTTACAAAAGCAATAAAAATTACAAATGGAAATCAAACAGGTGGTGCTGGAACTGGAGATTCAATGAATTTTACTTATAGATTAGAGGCTCAAGATATTAGAAATAGCGGTTGGAATTATCTATCATCATCTAGTTATATTACTTTATCTTTTTGGTGTAAAAGTAGTGTTGCACAAACTTTTTTTGGAAGATTATATACAACTGATGGCACGGCATATAATTATCCCTTTTCAATGGGAAGTCTCTCTGCTGATACTTGGACAAAAATTACAAAAACTATCCCTGGAAATTCTAATTTAACTTTTGATAATAATGCAGATCAAGGTTTGGCAATAGAATTTACAATGTTTAATGGAACAGCGAAAACTGATAGTGGAGTAGCCTTAGATACTTGGGCTGCTTACAATACCGCTACAAGACAACCAGACAATACTTCAACATGGTACACAACAAATGATTCAACTTGGGAGCTTACAGGAGTTCAATTAGAAGTAGGCAGCGTGGCAACAGATTTTGAGCATAGGTCATTCGCTGTTGAAAAGAGACTTTGTATGCGATATTATCAACAAGAGGTAAATCCACAAAGAGGTGGTGGTCGGGCAGGAGGTACTGCTAATAAAGGAGAACTTCACCCATTTTTCTTTCCAGTAGAAATGCGAAGTACTCCTACAGTTTCATTAACTAATACAGGTTCATCTGCTGGTCAATATGTTTATGATGATGATAGTTATGCAAATATGTCGAGCTTAGATAGTTCATCAGCTAATCCTATTTCTTGTCATATAAATTATACTTTGTCAGGAGATTTAACAGATGGTTCACATTTAATGCTTGGAGGTGCTTCTTCAACAAGTCACGAAACCACTTATAAATTTAATGCGGAGCTTTAATCATGGCATTTCCTAGTAACCCTATTTACAAATTGGTAAATGACCCTAGACATAATGAATTAATAAATATCAGGACAGCAGACGATAAGTTTATTCCTATTGACGAAGCGAACACCGACTACCAAGAGTACCTTGCTTGGGTAGCAGAGGGAAATACAGCCGAAGCTGCTGATTAATTAACTTTCTCGTTTAATTGCCTTGTCATTATCCCCATAGTGACGTAGAGAGGGGATAGAGCTACAATAAGCAGTAATACAAGCACACTTGAAAAAGATAGTGCTTTTAAAATTGCAAATTTAATCATGTTTCAAAAAATTGCTAATATTCTTAGCGTAGTTTCATTTGTAATGGTAACTTCCGTTATAGGTGGAGGATACTTTGGTTACAAATATGTAACCTCAGAGCAGTTTCAAGCAAAAATGATAAATAAAGTACTTGGTGGTGTGCAAGGAATAATGCCTAAAGTATTAGATAACGCATTACCTGAAATGGTAGGAGAATCCATACCCATAAAACCCTATTCACAGCCTACAACTATGGAAAAGGCAGGAATATAAGGAGCATACCCAGAATGAACTGTTGGCATTGTAATACGGAATTAATCTGGGGTGGAGATCACGATTTAGATGATGAGACTCACCCTTGTTCATCTGCTGAATATAGTATGTTAACTAATTTATCTTGTCCTAAATGTCATTCTTATGTAGAAGTTTATTTACCAAGAGATGCCTATGACTGAGATACCTGACATAAGTATCCCTGAAATATATATTCCAAACGTACCAGAACCCTATAATTCACATTATATAAACGTAGCCAAGCCACCTGATATTGATGTTCCTGGTTGTACTTATCAACATCGTGATATAAAAAATACAGGTAATCTTAATTTGCTATTAGAAGATCCTAATGGAGTATATTCAACGTGTGATTTTCCGTTTCCTAGCTTTATTCCTCTTGACTATACACCTGAGAATTTGGTCATTACAGAAGAAGTTCCTGTTAACAATGAAACTCCACCCTTACCAGAATCAAAGCAACCAGAAATACCAGAAATTAAAAAAGATAAACCGATTGAATTAGAACCTTGTCCCAGTAAAAAAGATCAAAGGGTAGGAGACTTTCGTAACGAAAAACGATTGGAACGTGTCATCGGACATAAAAGAGGAGATGATGGGGTTGAATGTATTACTCTCTATGAAAACGTTCCGTTTGTGGATCAATATATCCCAGAACCTAGCACTATTGTCTCTACTGCTGTTATCGGTCTTGTGGCTGCGAGTAGCCCTATTATTCTCAACATAATCAAACCAGCTATTAAGAATATCGTTAAAAAACTTACAAAGAAGAAAAAAGATGTAAAATAGTACATAAGCAACCAGACCTGATAAAGAGTAGATTAAGTTCTACCACCTCACTGTCAGAGCGTCAGTTGCTTTTTTAGACAAGTCTTACCACAGCCCGTGGCTTGTCTACTTTAATTTGTGAGTATGTGGGACAACTTGATTTGGTGGAATATTAACAACAATATCTTCACAGGTAACAGCACTAGGAGTGTTAGGTTTGAAGTAAACACCTAATTTCGCCTGTTTTGCACACATCTCCAAACGATAGAGGCTAATTTCCATTTTAGTTTTCTTAATTAACAATTTTTGAGCATCTATATTTACTGCACTAGCTTCGTGACAAAGTGCTGGTGACTTTCCCAATGGAATATTTAGCTGCATACTGATTCCATAATTTAAATTAAAGTTTTCCTTCTCGAATCTTGGAGTTTCCTGAACATATTTAATAGCACCAGTAGTCTCGTCATAGATATTTTGTCTAGTAACTGTTTCTCTTGGTAATGAAAATGTATGTGCATCTGTTAGATAAGGAGTAATTGTAAGGCTAGGTGAAGCACAGACAATACCTTGACTCATTCTAAAGGAAGGCATAGCTGATGGAGTTATCATAGTTGCGTTATTATTTACAACACCTTGAGCATTTGAAGAAGGAGAAGCAACTGTTGTATTAGCTAAAACTTTAGTAGGGCAAAGAAATAAAGCTACTGCCCAAATGTAGTTGTAGTTTCTACTGTGGTGCTTGTATTTATTGTTCTTGTTATGGTGGTTACTGTGTTTAATCCTGGTGTTATTAGAGTTTCTTGAAGAGAAAAGGCTGATCCTGGAGTTACGACTTTCCATCTTGGAACGGCTTCGAGATTTGGTGAAGTCCAACTAAAATTTACCCCTCCAACTGTTTGTTCTGTAAGAGTTGTAGCTGTAGGGTTGATATATCCATTAAGATCGGAACTTTCAACATTATGTCCTGATGCAGAGTAAGTGTATCCTGTTCGATACTGATGGCTTGTGATGGTTTCATTTATTACTGATTCAGATGTTGAAGAAGTCTGACTTGAACCACTACGAAACTGTGGAACGACAGGTACAGCAAGGGTTCTTATAGGTAATAATAGTAAAACTAACCAGAAAAGTCTACTCAACTTTCTCAATCTATGGTTATACGAACTGTAGTGCTTCCTATGCAGCTAGTACCAGATCCTCCAGCAGTACAGGTATGGATTCCTGATGAAACAGATGTTAAACCTAAATCTCCTTTTGTCCCTCCAGAAATTACTGTTGTTTGTCCACCAAGAACAGGAAGAGTTGCTATTCCGCTAGATGGAGTGATTGCAGATTGTGTAGCATCTCCAGCTTGATAACTTTCGGTAAGAGAGAAGGCTGATCCAGCAGTTGTAACTGTTTTATTAGTAGCTGTAACTCCAGCTAAACCATTAGTAATACTTGATAAGTTAAGACCACCAATTCCATTAGTAACAATACTATCTCCTGACCCTGTGGAAGTAGTTATATTATTTCCGCTTATGCTGTAGCTGTTAGGAGCAGCATTTGTAATTACATAAGGTGAGTCAATAGAAATCTGTGCAGAGGTTACAAATTCCTGTTTGATATTAGCGTAAACAGGTGTTGTTGCTAATAATAATAATGGAAGTAATTTTTTCATTGTTTTGGAGGAGTGCGATCAGCCTTAGTAACATGAGGCTTTTGTGTTATTAATTCTATGGGCTGTTTTATTATTATAGTTTGAGTGCCACCAGAGGAGTTACCAATAACACCATTTTCTGCCTCTTCTTTCTTTTTCTTCTTTGCTCCTTGTGCTGCATTAACACTAATACCTAGACCACCTAGAATGTTTCCAAGAAGCCCTGCTGCAAATGTACTATCCACTCTTGGCTGATCTGGTATTTCCATTCCGAATAGTTTATTAGGCAGTTTTATATATCCAAGAGATAAAACTAATAAACACCAAGTCAAAATAAATGCTTGAGCAACAGTTGAAACTAAAAAGGTGATCTTTTCCTGATAGTCAGGCTTGTCATCTTCTAATTCTTTTATGTTTTGAGAGGAATCTTTTGGTTTCTCTGCCATAACTAGGATTTATTAGTCATACTATACATAAATATAGCTTAAAACAATGCCAGAGGTATATGGAGCGTTAATAGGAGCAGCAGCTACCGCTTTCCTGATGGTTTTATCAAACGTAAGTAACCGAAGGGAAAGAGATATTCGAGAACTATTTAACAGATTAAATCAACTTGAAAAGATCGTAAGTAGGATAGAAGGTCAAAATCGTTAATGTTTGGTATGTTTGGAGTAGATAATGTAATTAAATGGTAAAAATCCTAAAACCTATTCTTCTTGTATTTATAAAATCGAAAGCAATGAAGAGATTGATCGTGGATCTGTTAAAAGCAATAGCCAAACAAACAGACAACACGATAGACGACCAAGCGGTAAGTTTTATCGAGTCCAGAATGTATCCAGGCTCTACTACAAATCTTCAATAATATGAAAGATGACGGGTTCATAAGATTCATCTCAACTCCGCTACCTATGGAAACGCAGTTAGCGGTTGAAATGAGGTGTAGGGAAGTTATGGGCTGTGATGATATAGATAAGTTGAAGGCTTTTTGCATAGACATGATGAAAAACCATGCAAGAACCGAAGTTGTGTTATCCAACTCAATGCTGCGTATGGTGGAGCTTGAGGCTATGGTAGCTGTGTTGCAGACACCACCAATAAAAAATAAATTATTGTACAAATTTCGTCTATTTATAGAGAAGATAAAACTTGTAAGACAGATAAGACAGCACCAAAAAAATCACTCGCAACGAGCGTAAGCTGCCTGTTGCTTGGAAACTGTCATTTCAGGATACTGGATCGTTTCCCACCTGTGTCCACATTCGTAACACTCTCTTCTACGAATAATTATAAATTTTGAATTTCTGTCAGATCGGACTACCTTCTGATTGCCGTAGGTCTTACAGCCTGGGCACTCGACCCATGTTATTCTTTTCATTTTTACTTGTTATAAATTGTTTTTAAATAAGCGGTTTCAATAAACTCTCTTTGTTTTACATACTCTTTGTTTGACATATTTTCAAACAGGTATCTATCAGACAGATTGGCTAGTGCTTGGTAATACTGCTTTTCTGTCATTTGAAAACTGTTTAAATAATGTCTTTTTTGGTAATGTCGACCCAGTGAAACCAATCAATAGTGGATTTCAGGATACAATCTCCAAAATCTTTTTCTTCGTATCTGAAAGTTCTTTTCAAATCTGGATCGTAATAAATTTGTCCGATGTAAGGGCTTTTTGGGAAAGCAACCCCTAGCGATGATCGAAAATAGATAGACATAATAATTGTTTTAATCTTTATGCTTTCTTCCGTCAATTCGTCTTTGTACGGATTCTCTCCACATCAACTCATCTTTGGCTTCAGCAATTTTATATTCTGAGCTAGTAAATTCACGTTGTAAAGCCTCATACGCTACTTTTCTAACCCATGCAGTACCACGTATGCCCTCTTTGTCAGCTACCTTTTCTATAAGTTCTGCTCTGTTAGGGTCTATAAGAACCTGATAATAGTTTTTGTTTCCGTGTTTGAGAGCCATTTACAAGGTTGTTCTTGTACTACTTTACCACCAAAAAGGCAAATCGGCTTTATCAAGTTGCTTTTCCACATACTTTTTTCTGGCTTCTCTGCGTTTTTGGGTTTTTCCTACACGAACTTCCCTAGCTCTTTTAAGAAAATCAATGATACTAGCCAGATCCCTGGTAGTTGCCTTTGGAATTTCTTTGTATAGATCCTTCATTACGTCTACTCGAATATTCTTCTGCATAGGCAACAGGCATTACCTCCATTAAGGTCTTGTAGTATTTTACCCCAAGCTGTTTATTATGCTTGGAGATATACCAACCATGTTCATTTTTGCAAATACCGATCATCTAATTTTTCCTCGTTTGTTGGCTTTGGTAGAAAAACTCCTAGAGGGTTTTCTAGTTTTTGGGGTTGCAGTGCTTCTAGGTTTCATGGAAGTCAAATGCCAACCGTTTCCTTTTGGACAAGCATAGACATAGGAGCGGTTTTTACCTCTTTTTCTCATGTCTGATGCTTCTTTCTTAGCCTCTTGTTGGGTGCGATAAATAATCTTATTGCATTTGTAACAATGCCCTAAGACTGACATACCTCTTTTCTTTATGAAATCTCCCAACTTATGCAGCGGGAGTCTGTTCATTTATGTTTTGACCAATGCTTGATTAAAACTTCAAGTTCTTGGATACGTTTCAACGCTGCGTTTATACGATCTTGTGTTGTCAATGAACTTCGCTCCACTTGTCACCAATAGACACTTCAGCTAATGCAGGAACATCTCCTAACCATTTTGCTTCCGCTTTTTCCATTGTAGTTTTAAGAATCTCAGCCCACTCATCTGCTAAATCTTCCTTAACAAGAAGTATCAATTCATCGTGAACGGCTGCTGCAATCCTTACTTTATCTTCGCCTGTTTCTTTGACTTTAACCCATAAATTACCTAATGCACACTTTAATATTGCAGCACCAGCACCCTGAATAGGTGTATTGCATCTAACAGTAGTTCTATTAAGATCCCCCTTCAAGAATCTACGCATATTAGATACTGGAACTCTAGTCTCAGCCCATTCATCTCCCTCCGTGGATCGCGAAAGATAATTCATCTCTCTCTGCCAATCTCGAATACCGCTATATGTAGTAAGCCAATTATCCCTAATCTTTACAGCTTCATCACCTGACATAATTACACCACTACTTCCAGCATACTTTCGCAAACCTTCAGCACCAGCACCATATAACAAACCAAAGTTAGCAGACTTGGCAATCTGTCTATCACACCCCATCTGTTCAGCCGTATAGTCATGTAAATCTTCCCCACGTTGAAATGCAGCAGTCATGTTCTTGTCTTTAGCTAAAGCAGCAGCAAGACGTAATTCCATCTGTGAAAAGTCAGCATCAACTATCTTCCAACCCTGGGGAGCCTGTACACATTGTCTAAACTCTGAATCTCTTGGTATCTGCTGGTTATTAGGTTTAATACTGGACATTCTTCCTGTATCTGCCCCAAGTTGCATATAAGATGCTCTAACAAATCCATCATCTGACATCTTATCTTGTATGCTTTCTATCATCTGCCTACGCTTTTCTCTACGTTTCCAAGTCATAAGTGTCTGGATCGTAGGAGAATCAGCCGCACAATTTTTCAAAGCATCTTTGGCAACACTAGGTTTACCATCATTGTTCACTGGTGTATAGCCGAGAACTAACTCAAGTTTTTCTAGTAACTGTTTAGAGCTTTTAATATTAAACCCTGCATACTTTTTAGTGCCTAGTCTGATTGAACCTTGGTCTTTCGCACGAAGATTGAACGAGCCATCTTCATTTCTAGGCAACTTTTTTCCAGATGGTAAGTCATTATCAAGTTCTCTGATAAATTCATTACCCAATTCTTTAATGTCATCTTCATAGTCAATGCGACACTGCTCTAACTCTTCTTTGTTCCAAGGTAGCCCAACTCTCCACATCTGCGCCATAGCTGGAAGTGCCCTACACTCCAATGTATAAGCTCTATCTAATTGTGCATTTCTGATCTTTCTATCTAATACCTGATCTAACTCAAGTAGTACTTCAATATCTTTTGCAGCATAGCTTAGTTGTTCCTTAGATAGAATTTCAGCACCCCAATCAGACTTCTGCTGTTCCTTAGATATATTCATATCTAGTTGTCTTTTAGCTAGTGCGTCAAGACCATGCTTAGTCTGTGGGATCCCATTAGTAAGTAATCTGCTGGCTAACATACTGCATCTGACAAATCCTTGAGGATATATGCCATGTTCCTGTAACCAGCCAAGATCAAATACTGCGTTGTGTGCCAGCCAGTATCTATTGGCACTACTGAAAAATTCCTCTAAGTAGTTCCAATCACTACGCTCTAGTTCAAAACAATCAATGACTACTATGGTTCGAGAAGAAAAACACCCCAACTGAATCAGTCGGAGCTTGCCTTCCTCGGGTTGTAGCTGTAGTGTTTCTGTATCAAACGCAAGACTGTGAGCAGTTTGCAATCTTTTTAATTCTGATATTCCGTAATAAACAGAATATTTTTGTTTAGTAATTGTTGAGGTCATGGAAGAACCTATAAATATGCTCCATTATTGTAGCACAATAGATCAGTTTGTCCAGTAACTTAACTTTTTTTGTAAGGTACTTACACTAAGCCTTGTGCAAATTGAAACATCAAGCCCAAAACTAACAGCCTGTAAAACCTGACTGTGAAAATATTCTGGATCATAGTATTCAACTTGGTTAACTTTTACTACTTTACTTCTTTCACTATCTAAGTATTCTGTATAACGCACAGTGGCTAGTGGACTATCTTCTGTGGGATTTTTCTCCTCGTAAATAGTGACATTTATTATGGGTTGTTTCAACTACTACTGCTCCCAGAACTTTTGGTTTTCCTCTATATACCCAGAGCCATCGGTGTATAAACCCTCTTCCGTTCCAGTGGAAGAGTTTTCAACAACAATCGGTTTTGTATTAACCTCCTCTTTGTATAAACCTCCACTATCTTCTGAGGTTTTTACAAAATTAGGGTTTTTACAAATCTCA